TTATTTCCATGCAAATTCCAGCGAGCGGAGCGTGAGTCGAGCCGCAAGGCGACGCAGGGGGGTGGTGAGAGTGGCGGCGATGGATTGACCATGATGGCAGTAGAGCCGGATCGTGCGGTCGCTGGCATGGCGGAGCATGGCGCGTCGGAATTTTTGCCAGCGATCTGTCTCTACGCCGAATGCCGCTCGAGCGATCCAGCACACGGCAGCAATAGCCGCTCCGCCGATTGCCGCTCCAGCACCACCGGCAATGCTGCCGATCATGCCGCTTTGTCCAGCGGCTGCGCTTGCACCGGCTTGTAAGCGGGCTCCTTGCAACGAGGCTTGGTTGTTTTGGAAGCTGTTGTAGATCGACGCCTGCATGTTGGTGTTGGTGTTGAAGAGGTCGCTGCCGTAGTTCATGGTCTGGCCGTAGGCTGTGCCGATCATGTTGGCGGCGTTGCCTTGGCTGGCTATAGGGATGTTGCTGCCGAGGGCGCGTTGGTAGGGGTCGAGTGCGACATTGGCTTGGGCGAGGCCGAGGTTGTTGGCGTATTGGTTTTGCGCGATGCCTGCTTGCTGTCCGTAGAGACTGCCGAGCATGCTTTGCTGTCCCGAAAATTGGTTGAAGTTCTGCGACGCGACTCCTTGCAGGAAATTTTGGTTCGCGTAGTTGGCGTTGTAGTTTGCCGATTGGTTCGCCTGCTGGGCGGCGAGGTTTTGGCTGCTGTTGTATTGGGCGGCGTTGAGGTTGGCCGATTGGTTGGCGAGGTTGGCCTGTTGCGCGTAGCCTGCATCGGCCATGGCGGCTTGCTGCGCGTTGGAATTATCAGTGAGGTAGCCTTGTTGCCGGAGCTGGGCGTTGGTCTGGCCGAGCTGGAGGGCGGTGGCTTGGTTGGCGAGACCGGCTTGTTGGGCGTAGCCTGCGTTGGCGAGGTTGGCGGCTTGGCGGTTGGCTGCGTTGAATTGGTTCGTTTGAAATCCAACTTGCTGATTGGCGAGGGCGGCTTGAAGGCCGCCTTGTTGCTGAAACTCTGCGGCGCGGGCGTTGGCGGCTTGGTTGAGTTGAGAGGCTTGGAGCCCTGTGCTCTGGTTGGCGAGGGCGGCTTGCTGGGCAAGCTGGGCGTTGGCTTGGCCGGTGTTGTAAGCGGTCTGCTGATTTTGCAGGGCTGCTTGTTGCTGGAGCTGGGCGTTGGTGAGACCGAGTTGGAGGCCCGAGGATTGATTGGCGAGTCCTGCACGCAGGAAGGCGTCTTGGTTGGAGAGGCTTGCCTGCTGGCGGTTTTGCAAGTTGGCCAATGCCATGGCCTGCTGGTTGCTGGCGTTGTATTGGCCTTGTTGAAGGGCGGCCTGTTGGTTGGCAAGGTTGGCTTGCTGAGAAAATTGAGCGTCTTGGGAATTTGCGCGGAAACTGAAATCTTGGTTCGAGAGTCCGGCTTGCTGGGCGTAACCAGCTTCGGCAAGGACGCGCTGCTGGGCGTTTTGATTATCGGTGAGATTTGCCTGCTGGGCAAACTGCGCATTCTGCATGGCGCGGGCTTGAGCCACAGATTGGTTTGTGCTGTCGGCTTGGAGGGAGCGCCCTGCGTTGGCGTCCTGACGCTGGGCGTAGGCTTGGTTTGCAGAGGTGCGGAGGGCAGTGCCTTGGCCGAGGACATTGCCAGCAAAAGTGCGGCGTTCGTTTTCCCTGGCGGTGGCGAAGCGGTCGCGGTTGAGAAGCTCGGCGGCCATGGCGGATTGGCCGAGGCCAAGGCCACGGGCAGAGGATGCGGCGCGGGAGGATTGGATGGCGTCTCGGCTCTGCTCGGCTGAGAGGGAGCGGCCGAGGGCGAGGTCGTTGCTGGCTTGGCCTTCGAGTTGGCCGAGGAGCCCATTGCCACGGGCTTCATTCATCAAGCCCCGCTCGGCGGCGCTGGCACGGACATTCTGCGCTTGGATGTCTTGCGCACGGCGGACGCGGGCGGCTTCCATCGGATCCACCGCTCCGACTTGTGTTCCACCGACACGCTCGATTGCGCCGGTGGTAGCGGCTTGGACATTATCAACGGCGTCCATTTGCGAGGCGTAGCCTTGGGCGGCGCGGACACGCTGGGCGCGGACATCATTGACTTGCCCAGCTTGGGCGGCTTGCACATCGGCAACTGGGCCCATCTGCGAGGACAGGATGCGTTGCGCCTGGACCTGATCGGCAGCATAGCCTGCTGGACCTTGGACATTTTGCACTTGGCCCATGCGAGCAGCTCGGGCTTGGGCTGCTTGAGCATCGGCCACGGGTCCGACTTGGGCGGTTTGCGTGTTGCCTATGTTGGCTACGCGAGCACCTTGCGCTTGGTCGGCGGCGACATTCTGGGAGGAAATTTGGTCGGGCCGGTAGAGCTGGCCGAGGGCCATCTGGTTTAGCCGGGCTTGAGCAGGGTCGTTGTAGGCGGCTACGCGGTCAGCAGTCTGGCCGACTTGGTTGTAGCTTTGCCCGAGCTGGGCGGCGGATGTTCCGGCGTCGCGGATATTTTGGTTTGCCGCTGCGGTGTAGGTGCTGTCTTGGAGTCTTTGCGCAATGTCGCCGGTGTTCTCGATGGCCTGATCGCTGAGGCGGCCAGCCGCGTCCACAGTGGCGTTGGCTTGGTCCTGCGCGATCTGGCCGCTGGCAATACGGATAGCGGCAAGCTCTTTGTCAAACCCTCGCGTGCGCGGGGCTTGCCTGGGATTTACTGACATGCCGGTGGCAAGCGGGTTATTGGACATTCCTCCGCCGGACATGGCTGCACTCATTGCGGGGGCTGCGCTCATCGCGCTACCGCCGCCACCGCCGCCGCCGGACATTCCCCCTCCTCCGCCGCTGTTGCTCATGTTCATTGCCATAGGATTATTCCTTTTCTAAAAAGTGTTTGGCGTTTTCTGCGCCGTAGTTAAGGGTGATCTCTTCGCCTGGGGCGATGTCGCGCAGGGCGTAGTGCCGCATGAGTTCGTTTACCTGGTCGATCTCATGGGAGGCATTGGGGGTGTCGTGGTGATTGTAAAGCGGAGCGAGGCCGAAGCCGATGATGCTGGTGGAGTCGTCGAGGTAGTAGCTGTAGGTCTCGCAGGCGGGGGCTTTGGCAAGTTGCTTCTTGGGCACGCAGGCGTAGGGGGCCTCTTCGAGCACTTCGTGCTTAGCAATAGGGGCCGTGGCGAAGACGCCCCACCGGTGCAATGGGGACCGCCGCACGGCGAGCTTGGTCGCGTGGTATGGCTCGGGACGGAGCATGGTTGGGGCTTTTGTCATAGTCCAAAAGCCATGAAATTTATCTGACTGGAAACGGAGGCGTCAGAGAAGTTTAATACTTGTATTTGAATGCTGCTTTGGTGTTTACCTTGGACATAAAAATCACCCGAAGACCTCGCATCCATCTGTAAATTATAGCAATAATCAATGAAATCAAACGGGGTTGAAAAATTAAATGTGAAGTTCATGTGACTTCCAGACGCTGCTTTAGTGATGCTTGACACGCCGTATTGGGCCCTAATTCCGTAGCTTATATACTGGAAACCACTTGTGCCACCATTGCCCGTAATTGTTTGTGAAGTCGTAGCTGGGCCTGCAATAAGTTTTATTGTGGCAGTATTACCAGAAATGGCCCGTATCTGAAACCCAAGTGTGGAGACATTGATACCTCCAAGCGAAGCGTTTGGAACTGCTCCTGCGCTTGTTATGTAATAAATAATACCAATCTGCCCTATTGAAAAAGCCGTCGTGCTATTCCATATCCCAGAGGAGGTTCCGGCAGTGACAGAAATAGACTCGCCATTGGCTGCATTAGTGACTCCCAGCATCCGGGTGTGGTTGAAATTCACCCACGCTTTCACTAATCCTAAGTGGGTTGAAATCGGTTGCCGTGCATCTGATAGCCGAGGATCAGTTCCTGAACAAAAGGTATTTGGAAGATCGCCAAAGAAACCTGTTGTCAGCACTCCTCCAGTCGTGGTCATGACTGGCATATTTGCTATGTTTCCAATAGCTCCTGCGGCGGTGATGTTCCCATGCTGATGCGAGGTCGGCGTCCTCGCATCCGAGAGGCGGGAGTCGGTCGTGATGACGGCCGTGCCGGTGATGGCGCTTGGCGCGATACCCGTTGCAGGCGCATAGCTTCCAGACGCCTGCTTACCGGCAAGCAGAGTGTTCATCTCGGACTCTGTGTAATAGCGGTCGTCGTGGGTGTGGCCAGAAACAGGCAGGCCGGAGAGTTTTGTGTCTATCTCTGTCTCTGTGTAATAGCGATCATCGTGCGTGTGCGTGGTCGGCGTCCTGGCATCGGACAGGCGCGAGTCGGTCGTGATGACGGCCGTTCCAGTGATGGCGCTTGGTGCGATACCCGTTGCAGGCGCATAGCTTCCAGACGCCTGCTTACCGGCAAGCAGAGTGTTCATCTCGGACTCTGTGTAATAGCGGTCGTCGTGGGTGTGGCTTGCAGCCGCTTTGCCGTCGAGCGCCGTCTGTAACCCAGTGGTATCCGCAATAGCGTGCTGGTGTATGGACGCCGCTTTCCCAGCCAGGTCGGTGGTGAGATTGGCTACGGCGGATTGGGACACTTTATTTGCCGTGGAAATGGTGGCGAGCTTTGTGTCGGCGATGGCGGCATTTGCGGCGATGTCGGCGTTGACAATGTTGGCGACGGTGGCGGAGTCCACCATCTGGTGGAGGTTGGCAGGGGTGACGAGTTCGCCGTTGGTGAAGGTTTTGCCTTTAGTGAGAGTTGCCATGGTTAGTTGAGGGTGCGGGTTTCGGTGGGGTCGAGGGCGGAGCGGGTGGCTTCGGCGCTGATTTGACGCAGGATGGGGCGGCCGCTTTGCGTGCGGAAGCGGAGGTCGAGGCCGGTGGCTTTGCAGCGCAGGGGGGCTTTTAGCGTGTAATCCTCCTCCTCGCCGGTGGTATTCTCCATGGCGGCGACTTGGAAGTCAGCGTCGTAGTCAGTAGTCACGGCATCGAGCGTGCAGGCGGAGGCGTCCGGCAGGAGCACGCTGGCTTTGGCTCGGGTGAGGCGCTTGGTATTGAGGCTCCCCCAGCCGTAGCGGCGGGTAATGAGTTCGGAGGGGATTTCGGTGTAGAGGTCTTGCGCGTTCGCGTAGGGCACATCGTCGCCGTAGTCCAGGTCGTCGAGCAGGAAGAGCGTTCCGGCGCGACTGGCGGCGAAGAGGCGGCGCTGGCTGGAGTAGGCGGCGACCAGAAGCTCGTCGAGATTGATGGCGTAGGTGTCGCGGCTTTCCCATTGCGAGTTCAGGGCGTTCCACAAGAAAAGGGTGTTGTTGGCCGTGGCGTTCTCGCCGATTGGGACCGCGAGGTAATAGCGGTTGTTCCACCAACGGCCTACGGCGAGGTGCGCGTAGTCGCTGTTGATTTCGTCGATCTGGTCGGCGATGGGGTCCGAGAGCGGCTGGGTGTTGGCCCTGAGCTTGAGGTCGAGCTGGGTGTCGAGGCGGTAAACTCCGGCGTCCGAGAGGAAGAAAACAAACTGACCGGCCGTCTGGATCGAGCGGCGGGCTACGCAGCCGATCTCGTCGGTGAGGAGCGTGAGCTTGGAAACGGCAGAGTCCACCGTGAAGGTGTCTCCCGTCGCATTGCTGGTGTCGGTAAGGTTGGCCAGCCAGATTGAGTTGCGCATGAAGACCAGCGCTTGGCCTTCGACCCATGGGTGAATGGCGACGAGGTAGTCGTTGCTTCCCTGGTTGGCGCGGAAAGATTGGAAAAATGGGTCGAAAAGATCAGGCTCAAGAACATCCGAGATCGCCACCGTGTCGCGGCCATCGGGGATCCAGAGTCTGTTTCCGATATAGCTGGCCCAGCCGGTGGATCGCAGGGTCCTAAATGTCACGCCCTCGGCAGGCACGCCCGAGGCGGCGCGTTGAAACTCCATCGTCGAGCCATCCCACCACAGCGGGGGCTTTACTCGGCGGACTGCGATGTTGGCGGAGACATCCGGCGCAGTGCCAGCAGGCACGGCAATGGTGAAGGAATTGGCCGTAGCGGTGAGGATGTCATACTCATGCCCTTGGAATGCCGCTTGGCTCCCCTCCTCTATCCGCACGCGCTGTCCGGCCGCGAGGCCATGGGCCGTGATGTGGACGGTGGCCGTAGTGCCAGAGACTGCGATGCCGCTGGCGGTGGTGTATTTCCAATCCCAGCCAGGCAGCGTCATGTCGGCCTCGCGTAAAAGGTAGAAACGATTGAAAGCCTGTATCGTCGAAACGCTGTCCGTGGGCTCGATGATCTCGTCGGACGCTGTGCCGGTGGCGGGATAGTTGATCTGCTCGATAGGCTCATCCTGCCGGTAGAGAAACGCCGAGGTCGGCCCGCAGAGGACGATGTATTCATTCTCATCATCGTAGTTCGGCGAGGAGAAAACGCCGCTGGCGAAGATGCCGCCCGAGTAGATCGTTCGCACGCGGGCATTGGCATCCAGCACAAATGGAAGAGTGAGAGGCTGCGTGCCTGCGGAGATGCCATCGCCCAGCCGCTTCGCGCCTTTGCGGGTCTGGGCTACGCCTCGGTCGAGGCGCATGTTTTCGCAATATTGCACCATGCCCGCTTGCAACTGGAGCGGGTTGAGGCGGGAGGCCATGCCGAGGAATCCGGCATCGCCTTCGACTATGGTTTGGTCATCGGGCATCTACCTTTTATTGTGCGGATGCTTGTCAAGTAGCCCTCGGATGGCGGCTACGCTTAGGCGCATTCTGTTGTTTGTGCTGAACAGATCCTTGATGGCGCTGGCTGTTTTGTGCGGGTGCTCGAGGATTTTGTTTCGCACCTTGGGCAGGAGATCGTCGGGGATGCCGGGGATGGAGTCTGGGGTTTTGTCAGAAACTTGTGGGCTTTTTTCCGAGATAACCTTGCCGGTCTTTTGCCGATATCCGGTCTGGTAGAGGAGTTGTCTGCTGCCGGGTTGCCAGTGGGGGAAGTTTTGTTTCTCGACGAGGCCGTCGCGGATCGAGGCGGCAAGGATTTTTGGGACTTCGCTTGGCTCGCAATCGAGATCGGCGGCGATTTCGTCGGCGGTGCTCCAGCCGGACGGGAGGGAGTTGGACTTTTTAGCGAGGTGTTTCCAGGTCATAGGTAGATGGGGGAGGTCATGGTGCGTCCGCGTTTCTTATCGAGCAGGAAATAGGTCTGCGTGGGCGGCTCGAAGCTGGCTTTGATCGAGAGGGCGTAGGCGTTGTAGCCGATGAGGCTTCCGTTGCAGAGCCAGTGGCGGTTCTGCTGGTATTGGTGCCAGTGGCCGAAGAGATCAAGGTCGGCTCGGTTCGGCGACTTATTCCATGAAGCTATTGCTTTTTCGGTAGGGATCGTGAGGCCCCCGATGCCGCCTTGAAATTTGAGTCCATCGCCGTGGTGGAAGCGCAGGCGGCGGTCATAGACCGTCATGAAGTTGAAGTAGGAATCCGCAATCTGCCATTCGATCTGCTGGTCGCCGTGAAAGCGGCCTTCGAGAATTTTGTAGAGGAGCCATTCGTAAGAGTGCGCGGCACCTGTGGCGTGGCGAGGCTTCACGGTGGTGCGGCCGTGGTTGCCGTAGCTGGTGGGAATGATGATTCGCTTGAAGTGAGGCTTGAGCGTGGCGAGTCCGTCTGCGAGCCTGTCTTGGAGCCAGAGGATGACTTGCGTGGGCGTTTTGGAGTTCGATTCGGCAAGCTCTTCGTGAATCATTCCGGTCATTAAATCGCCGCCGAGCCAGAGGATGAGGTCGTCGATCTTGGCCCCGCCGCGCTCGATCTCGGTGAGGCGGGCAATGGTGCTGAAAAATTTCTCGATGCGGGTCTTGGCGATGGGGAGGCGGTATTCGTTGAGGCCGTTTACCGATGCCGCTTCCACCGTCTCCTCGACATGCCAATCGCTGGCGAGCGCTATGGCGACGGCTTCGGCTTTGTCGTTCATCGAGACCGAGAGCGGATGCGGGCGGATGCGTGTCTTGCCGAGCGAGAGCGCGATGCCGAGTTGCTTCTCCAGCGATTCGACGCTGGCTTGGTATTGAGCGAGTTTTGCTTTAAGCGCATCGACCTCGGTCTTGTGCGCTTTGTCCGCTTGCTCGCGGGCTATGGAACTCCAGGATGTTTTCATACTTCTTCCTCCTCTTCTTCGTCTTCGTAGGGGAACAATATGTCGCTGGTCCTGTCGGCCAGTGCTTCGACGGCGTATTGGTTCCCGAATTTCAAATCCATGTGGTAGGTCGTGCCGCCTTCCTCCCAAGAGACCACTGCGAGGCCGACATCGAATTGCTCGACGAGTTCCTTACGGATGCGCTCCAGCACGGCTTTTCGGGTGGCGGGCTTGCGTTTGGCGCTCATACTTCTTCCTCGACAAGCAGGTAAGGGATTGTCTTCTGCCCGGCGCGGTCCATTTCGGAATAGACCAGGGAAATGAATGCAGGCCACTGGCTGGGGTAAATGGTCTGGCAGCCTTCGCTGCTGGTCGTGCGATAACCGCCTTTGTGGATGTTGATGGCGATGCCCATGCTGTCGCCTGATCCGTCGCGGGTAACGGGGAGTTGTTCGCCAGGCGTGGCGGGGCGCAAGGCGGGATAGCCGCCGCCGGGCTTACTGAGGCCATGCTTGCCCTTGCGGTAGCGATGCACGCCAGGCTTTAGAACAGCGATGCCTTTGCGGCGCACCGAAGGATCGGTGTTGGCGTTGAAGGTAGCGTAGGCGTTTGGCGAGACGAGGAAAATGGCGTCGTCGTAGATGCCTCGGTCGTTCTTACCGACTTCGCCCATGCTGTCGCGGTAGTAGCCTCGAATACCCACCAGCGCCACGGCATCATCCACGCGGGCCTTGGTGAGCAGGGCTTGCGTCTTGGACTTGGCTTGTTGTGGACGGCTCGGGGGGAGCATCGGGAGGATTAAAATTTATGGGTCATTTGCTCGATGTAGGCTTTGGCAGCTCCGGCAGCGTGTAGCTGAATTGCCCGTAGTCAGTCTGGAGCGAGATGCCCAGCGTGCTGCACCCACTCAGGAGCAGGAGCGCACCGACGGCGAAGGCCGTGGCAATGAGGCCAGTCACGATCTGGGCGGGAGGGATCATTACTTCTTTTCCCGGCGGACAATTTCGTAGAGGCCAACGAGGGAGATCAGAATTGTCGAGGCATGGCCAAACAAGGCGGGGTCGATGACAAGGCCGAAGGCGCTGAGGAGTGCGGCGAGGCCAGCGTAGGTGGATTTTTCTTTGAGGCGGGCGAGGATGTTATTCATGGTGCTTTTTGTTTCTGAGGATGGCATAGAGCGAGGCGAGGCCGACGAGGCAGCCGATGACGAGCGAAGCCACACGCAGCCACGCTTCCAGCTCCGGCAGCATGGAGAGCGTGAGGCCGCTCGCCGTAGCAAGCAGGCCGGTGAACGAGGCGGTGGCTTGGTGGGTGTCCATGGTTAGCTAAGGGCGGCTGCCAGTTGCGCACCGGTAATTGCTACCGTGCTTTGTTGCTTGGCGCGTTCACCGATGGAGTCTGCCACCGTCAATTCATTTGCCGGTTTGGACCAGACGGCGGTGGCGTTCTGCGCGGCTGTAGGAATGTCTCCGGTCGCTGCGGGTGAGGCAGGGAGCGCGTCGGTCTTGCTCTTGATGGCCGAGATATCGCTGTTTGCTGGCGCGGTGTAGGCCGATCCTGCAAGGCGTGTGCTGACTGCGGCATCCACGCGAGCCAGTTCGGTAGCGAGTTCGGTGCGCACTGCTGTTGCCACCGTCGCAGCGCTCGGCGCATTGCCAGCGCCGGAGATCGGCGCATCGATGCGGGCGAGTTCGGTGGCAAGTTCCACGCGGACTTCGTCGGCGATGGCGGCTGCGGTTGGGACGGTCGGCGCATTGGTCAATGTTGTGACGGTCGCCAAGGTGCCGGATGGCGCGAGGCGTGAGCTGATGGCGGCATCGATGCGGCCGAGTTCGACCGAAAGCTCGGTGCGGACTTGGCTGGCGATTTCGGCCTCGGTCGGGACATCGGGCGAGTTGGTGAGGGTATCGACCACGCCGCCGGTGATGGTGCGGGTAGCAGCGCCCCACACGGCTGTGGCGATGTCGGCGGTGCTGGGCGTGACGGTCTGCGCGAATGTGCCTGTTAGCTCATTTGACGGGCCGTAGGCGATGCCGCTCTTGACATCGCTGGCTGCTGGCATTCCGGTGATGTTGTCGGCGGTGACGAGGTTTCGCTTGGCGAGGAGGTTGTTCGTCATCACCTCCATGTAGGTGCTGTTCGACGGCGAGGCGTTCCAGCGCCATGCGGCGCAATACACGGGGGCGACTCCGCGAGTTGTTTCGGTGATGAATGGCCCGGAGAGGATGGTCTGTTGAAGGACATTTGAGCCTGCTACCCCGGCGGCGTTTTGCGAGGCGGTGACGGTGCCGATGACAGAAAGCGTCCCGGTGCTGCCTTGAAATGCACCTGAAACAGCCGATGCCGTGACATTTCCAGTTATGTTTACTGTTCCAGCTCCAACATTGTTTACACTAAAACTATTTGAGCCTCCGCCCGCAGTTACATTTCCAGTTATATTAACAATACCTCCTAAGTTATTTAAAACGGCTGGGGTTGTGTTAGAGCTAGCGCCGACTGAACAATTCCCTGTTATGTTTAATGTTCCAGTTGAGCTGTTTCTAATGCCCGCAACCAAAAGTCCCCCGCCTGTGTTGTTGTTGGTGATGTTCCCAACAATGGATGCTGAGTTTGGGGATGCAGCATTAAAATTCAAAAGAGTAACATTTGATCTGGAGTTTACATTTGCTGTTAGTGTCACTCCTGAATTTAACACGAATGTCCCAGTTCCATCGTTTGAAATCTCGGTGCAGGTTGCGTTGGCGGTGATGGTGATGGTGTGCCCTGTCGCAGCTCGACCTTCGTCGCCAACCGTAGGCACAACGCCGCCGACCCATGTCGCGCCTGCATTAAAATTGCCGCTCGCGGCAGATACGATGAGTGCCATGATTAAAGTCCTTTCGCGGAGATGTAGGATTGGAGGGCGGCTTGAATCGCGCCTACGGCTTGCTGTGTGGCTTCGTCCGATCCGGCGAGCGTGCCGAGCGAGATGCCGATGGCGTTGGCGTCTGCGGTGATGACCTCGCCGTTCTCGATTCGGGTCGGGACGAGGCGCATGGCGACATTGGCGTCCGTGCTGCCATCGGCGTTGTATTTGCCGGTGATGGCGAGGTTCAGCGAGTAGCGGTCGTAGGTTTTGCCGTCGATTTGGAGTGGAGTGGATGCTGTCATGGTGGTGGTGGGTTTGATGTTTTAAGAAAATTGGAGTTGGGTTTTGTTCGACCACGCGCCGGTGGCGGATTGCTCCGCGACGACATTGCCTGCGGCGTCGGTGGTGATTCGGTAGATGGTCCAGGCGGTGGAGTCCTCGGCGGGGCCTGAGGCGGGGTAGTCTGCCCAAGCGAGGCGGCCGAGGTAGAGGTGGTTGCCGTCCGCAGCGTGCAGGAGTTGGTAGTCCGAGGGGTCGCGGGGACGGGCTATTCTGAAAACTTCGTT